CAACCTGCAGCTGACTCCACTGGCTGGGGATGTTGTTAGCCGGGATTTGATCAGGCCCTACATGGGCAACAGTGAGCAGCTGATTGCTCGCACCTATGCAGAGCTGACCTTTGAGGTTGAGCTGGCTGGCTCTGGCACTGCTGGTACGGCCCCTCGCTACGGCAACTTGCTCAAGGCTTGCGGCACCTCGGAAACCATCGTTGCCACCACCAGCGTCACCTACGCCCCGGTGAGCAGCAGCTTCACCAGCTCCACCATCGTCTACAACTGCGATGGCCTGAACCATGTGCTGACTGGTTGCCGCGGTTCGTTCACGATTCAGGCGGAGGTGGGCCAGATCCCGACCATCAGCTTTTCCATGGTTGGCATCTTCAACGCTCCGACCGACGTGTCCCCGGTAGCTGCCACCTACAGCAACCAAGCCACCCCGCTGGTGTTCCGTCAGGGCAACACCTCTTCGTTCTCGATCTTCGGCTACTCCGGCCTGCTGCAGTCGTTTGACTTCGATGTTGCCAACAGCACCGTCTACCGCCAGCTGGTAGGTAGCTCCACTGGTGAGGTGCTGATCACAGATCGCAAGCCTGCTGGCTCCTGCCTGATCGAAGCGCCGACCATCGCAGCCAAGGACTTCTTCACCGTGGCCTTGGGCAGCAGCACCGGCAGCGTCAGCTTCCTGCACGGCACCACCGCCGGCAACCGTGTGACCTTCACCTCTGCTCAATCCGACATCACCTCTCCGACCTACTCGGAGAATGACGGTGTGCAGATGATGAACCTCCCGTTCGTCGCTACCCCCACCACGGCGGGCAACGATGAGTTTTCTCTTGCCTTCACCTGATAGCCCTAACTAGCCCTATGGCATTTGTTCTCAAGCAGTCCGACACCTACAGCTGGCCGGTTTCCTTTGACATTCCCGTTGATGGGGGCCGGCATGAACGCCACACCTTTGATGGTGAGTTCAAACGCCTTCCCCAGTCACGTGTCGCGCCAATGGTGGCAGAGCTTGATCGCTTAGACGCTGCCGGTGATTTGGATCGCCTGACTGAGATGGCGGCCGAGGTATTGGTGGGATGGGCTGGGATTACGGATGACGCTGGCAAAGAAGTGCCTTTCAGCCAAAAGGCGTTAGAGCAGTTACTTGAGGTGCCGATGCTGGCTGTTGCAATCTTGCGCAGTTACTTCGACAGCCTTAAAGGAGCCAAGCGAAAAAACTGATAGAGGCCGCTGAGTATTGGGCCGGCGGCGATCAAGGGGATGACGATCTGCAGAAGACTGCGGATGCATTCAACATCATTAGCGATGACAAGCTAGCCAAGCCTGAGCACTTTGAGGTTTGGGATGAAAACTGGCAAGTTGTGCAAACCTTTCTGCGTCTTCAAACGCAGTGGCGCACAACCATGAATGGTCTGTTGGGGTTGGACTATAACGCTGTGGCATGGGTGCTTAAACTGTATGCAGTGGAGGATCAGCGGGCGATGCTGGAGGACCTCCAAGTTATGGAAGCAGCAGCCCTTCTAAAACTCACCGAGCGGAGCACCTGAGATGGCAATGAACATGGATGCCATGCTCCGCATCAAAGCGGATGTTCAGGGGGAGAACAACATCCGCCGCCTTGGCAACTCCATGCAAGGCCTGCAAGGTCAGGTTAAAAATGCTGCACTTGGATTTAATAACTTAAAGGGTGCGGTTGGTGGTTTTGGCGCTGCTATTGCTGGTAGTGCGATCGTCGGTGGCTTAACTGCCATTGTCAAAAAGTCGATTGATGCAGGTGATTAGCTGTTCAATATGCAGCAAAAGACCGGCATGGCTGCTAATTCGTTGATTGCGATTGGCAATGCGGCAAAGCTGGCTGACGTTGATATGGGAACCCTTGGCAAGGGTATTACAAAGCTGAGCGTCAACATCGCTAAAGCTGCTTCTGGCAATGAAGAACTAGCGGCCAAGTTTGGTGATCTTGGCCTTCAAATTAAAGACAGCAATGGCCAAATTGTTCCAACAGATCGTGTGCTCAAGCAGCTAGCAGATCGTTTTGCTGACATGCCAGATGGTGCTCAAAAGGCAGCGGCAGCAGTGGCGTTATTTGGCAAGAGTGGCGCTGAACTAATCCCACTGCTAAACGAAGGTTCGGCGGCAATGGAGAAATTCTCTTACAAGGTAGGAGAAGACTTTGCGGCGCGTTCCGACAAATTCAACGACACAATCACTGAGCTTGGGATTCGTTCCAGAGGATTTGGCCTTGAACTAACCGATGCGTTGCTTCCTTCTCTTCAGTCAATCCTAGAAGTTTTTACAGAGCTATTTGATACCAAGCAAGATTGGACCGCCTTGTTTGACGTGATCAAGGTTGGCGTGCGCTCTGTTGCCACTGTGCTTTATGCCTTGGTCCAGCTTGTGGACGAGGCTGTCCGATTGATTGGCTCTTTCGCCAAGCGTGCGCAACTGGCGTTTAGTGGAGATTTTGCAGGGGCTGTTGCAGAAGCCAATCGTTACGGCGCTGGTTTCATGGATCGTTTTGGCAACAACATGAGCGCCTTTCAAAAGATATGGAGCGATAGCGCTTCCCCTGGAACAGGGCGCCGTACCCGCGGAACCGCATTTCAACCGACAGACCTGAGTGCCCAGCGTGAAGCGCGAAGCCGTGCAGAGCGTGATGCCCTTAAGGCCCAGCGTGATTACAACCAAGCTTTGGAAGATGGTGCTGATTTGGCGGCAGATCTTCGCCAGCGGATTCGAGATTTAAACCTAGAGACAGGAGCAGTTGGCCAAACCGCTCGGGAGGCTATTGAAACCGATTATCAAAAGGCTCTTAATGACGTTAATGATGAAGGCGATCGCCTGCTAAAAACCATCAAAGAACTAAGAGCGAAGACTGGCAATGCCCTTGCGTTTGAAGGGTTGGTCAATCCGTCTGGCACAGGCTTGGCTCAGCAATATCTGAACTCTTTAGGTGCCAATGCGAAAGCAAAGCGTGATGCCGCTTTAGGTGACTTGGATCGAGAAGACATGCTTGCCAAAATCTCTTCACCAGCTTCGCAGGCATATTTTGCGGACGGCATCAATGCTTATGTTGATGGGCTTGGTACGTTGCAAACAGCTATTCAAGATGTCACCACTAATGGATTTCAGCATCTAGAAGATGCGCTTGTGAATTTCACCACCACTGGCAAATTTGCCTTTAGCGATTTTGCGTTGTCAATTATCAACGACCTATCGCGCATGGTGACGCGGATGCTCATTATCGCGCCGATTATGCAGTACATACAAGGTCTGCTGCCAGGCGCTAACTTCTTGTCGGGCAAGAATGCGCTCAAAGTTCCGCTTCCTGGCTGGAGCATTGGCAGCGCTAATGGCAACGTGTTTGCTCAAAACGGTGTTGTGCCATTTGCTATGGGCGGCATTGTTTCCCAGCCAACGCTTTTTCCGTTTGCCAAAGGCGTAGGGCTTATGGGTGAGGCCGGTCCAGAAGCAATCATGCCTCTTAAGCGTGGACGTGATGGAAAGCTCGGTGTGGCTGGCGGTGGCGGTGATGTTTCTGTAACGGTCAACGTCGATGCCAGCGGCACCTCTGTCTCTGGTGATGGGGATAAGGCAGGTCAATTTGGCAAAGCGATTAGCCTTGCAGTACAGCAAGAGATCATCAAACATAAGCGGCCTGGAGGACTTCTCAGCTAATGGCTACTTTCACCTATACACCTAGCTTCAGCGCCGAGCTAAGTGAGAAGCCAGTGGTTCGTGTCGTCAAGTTTGGCGATGGCTACGAACAACGCCTGGCCTACAACCTGAACAACCAACCCAAGGAATGGTCGCTGCAGTTTGCCAACAGAACAGATTCAGAGCGGGACAACATTTTGAGCTTCCTGCGTGCTCGTGGCGCTGTTGAATCTTTTGACTGGACTGACCCCAACGGGTATGCCGGCAAGTGGGTTTGCGACAGCTGGAATACCAGCCAAGAGAGCTACAACTTCAACAACATCTCAGCGACCTTTCGCCAAGTATTTGAACCCTGATGGCCTATACCGCTTGGGCTGCCACCACTGCCTATAGCGTCGGCACCATTCGCCGCGCCAGCACGCTGCAGGCCAGCGGCCTTGTTTTTCTGTGCTCAACGGCTGGCACCAGCGGCAGCACCGAACCGGCGTGGCCCACAGACATTGGCAGCACGGTCACCGATGGCACGGTTATTTGGAAGGCTGTTGCAAGTGCTTATGAAGATCTTGCGCAAATTGCACCCAGCGCAATCATCGAACTTTTTGAGCTGACGCTTGACGCGACCCTGCACGGCAGCAGCGATACCTACCGCTGGCATAGCGGTTGCAATGCTGGCATCAACGGCAACGTGGTCTGGAACGGCAATAGCTACGTGCGGTTGCCAATCAAGGCCGATGGCTTTGAGTACAGCAATACAGGAACCCTGCCGCGGCCCACGCTGTCAATCTCCAATCTTGACGGCGGTATGACAACGCTTTTGCTTTTGGTCAATGCCACAACTGCAGGCAATGATTTGGGTGGTGCCACTGTCAAACGGGTTCGCACGCTGAAGAAATACCTAGACGGTGAGCCGGGTGCTGATCCTCATGCCAAGTTCCCTGATGAGATTTGGTACATCGACCGCAAAGCCAGTGAAAGCCGTGATGCGGTGAGTTTTGAGCTGGCCAGCAAATTTGATGTTGCGGGGCAAATGGTGCCTAAGCGTCAGATCATCGCCAATATCTGCCAATGGCAATACCGCAGCAGTGAATGCGGCTACACGGGCAGTAGCTATTGGGATGCCAACGACAACGCAGTCGGCACACTTGCCCAAGACAAGTGCGGTAAACGCCTTGGTTCCTGCAAACTTCGGTTTGGCGCCACCGCCGAGTTGCCATTTGGGTCGTTCCCTGGGGCTGGATTAGTCCAATGAAGCTGTCAGAGGCGATCAAGCTTGAGGCGTTGGAGCACGCAAGGC